GATGCCCTTAAAAAGAGACGTATTGAGTCTGAAGTTGCAGAAGTTGAGAGCGCAGAAGCACTTGATGCCGCAAAGGACATAGCTGTAAAAGCAGAACTGGATTGGAATAAGTTGGCAAGTAGTCTAGCTGAGACACTGTAATTTATAAATAAGTATATAATTAATCGTTGTAGTAAGACTACGGTAAACCTACGATAGAGGAAGAAAAATGGAAGACAAATCTATGGAAGAGCCAGAAGCAAATTCTGGCGAAAAGCCAACTCAAAAGAAGGCTAGCAAAAAAGTTACTAAGAAAGTTAAAGATGAACTTCTAGTAAAGAATGCAATTGAGATCAATCCCAAGCTCGAAGAAGCTCCTAATAAGGCAGTGGTTTTAGGTTGGGGTAGAATGAATCCAATCACTGTTGGTCATGAGAAACTGGTCGACAAGATCAAATCAGTTGCCCGACAAGAGTCCGCAACACCTCTTATCTACATCTCTCACAGCCAAGATGCTAAAAAGAATCCTCTAGACTACGATGACAAGATTATGCTTGCTAAGAAAGCATTTGGCAACAAACTTATCGTAAAGTCGAACTCTCGTACAATCATTCAAATCATGCAAGAACTACAGAAGAAATTCTCTAGGGTTGTTTTGGTTGTTGGACAAGATCGTATTAAGCAGTTCGATGAGTTATTGAACAAGTACAACGGCAAAGATTATAACTTCGATAACATCTCAATTGTTTCAGCTGGTGATCGTGACCCAGATTCTGAAGGCGTTGACGGTATGTCAGCATCTAAAATGAGAGCCGCTGCCTCAAAAGGCGATTTCAAAAAATTCAAAACAGGTCTGCCTCGCAGACTCCAATCAGATGCACAGGACGTGTACGACATGGTACGTGGCGGTATGAAAATCGCTGAGATGTTTGAACTTGAAGAAGCATTGACTATTCAACAGAGACGCCAACGTGGAATTACTATGCGTAGGTTCAAGTCTAAGATTGCTCAAGGTCGCAGACGTATGGCTAAGAAAGCCGCTACTATGGACAAACTTAAGATCCGTGCTAGAAAGGCAGCAATTCAGATTATTCGTAAGAAGGTTGCTGGTAAGAAAGGCGAGAAGTATGCTATTTTATCTCCTTCTGAGAAGATGCTCATTGACAAACGAGTTGCTAAGAAGAAAACTGCTATTGACAGAATAGCAAAGAAGTTGTTACCAGCAGTTAGAAAAGCAGACCTAGCCAAGTTATCTAAGAGAACTACTAATGAAGAATTCGAATCATTTTTAATTAATGAAGAGTTCGCACAGTTATTTGAAGAGCCTACTGTAGGTCAAGACAAAGACATTGCTGATCGTAAAGGCACACAGCCCGCAGTATATCACAAAGGTCTTGCCAAGTCTACAAAAGTGAAGCGTGACGCACATTTTAAGAAGGGTGCTAAGATGGACGATGATAATCCAGATGCATACGAACCAGCACCTGGTGACGCAGAAGCGGAGACTAAGACCTCTGCTCATACTAAACGATATCATCAGATGTTTAACAAAGAAGGTCAAATCAAACTAGATCGCCGCTTTCGTGCATTTCGTTCAAGAAAAGAAGAAGTTGAACTAGATGAGATAAGCATTAATACTGATGCTGAAAAGAGATTGAAGCGACAACATAAAGATGAGAGGTCCAATCTTTCTAAAGAGCATGAGCGTGAAATGGACGGTCTACTGACTAGAGAGTTACGCAAGAAAATCACATCTATCAACAAAGAAGAATTTGAATCAGATAAAGATTTGATCGCATTCATCGAAGAGACTACAAACGATATCTTTGATCAAGTAATGCTTGACGAAGAAAAGGGCAACGAAGGTCTTAAGAAGAAAGCCGAGAAATCTGGAATGCCATTAGGCATTCTAAAGAAAGTTTACGATAGAGGCATCGCCGCTTGGAAAACTGGTCATAGACCTGGTACTACTCCTCAACAGTGGGGCTTTGCACGTGTAAATTCTTTCATCACTAAATCGTCTGGTACTTGGGGCAAAGCAGATGCAGACTTAGCCGCTAAAGTACGTAAAGAATCGATAGAAGAAGGTTCTGTCAATCCAGCGCAACGGGCAGCAATCGCTATCTCCAAGAAAGCTAAAGCTGGTAAGCCAGGATACGATAGCGAGGGGAAATCTTTGAAAGAAGATGATCCTTGTTGGGCTAGCCACGAACAAAAAGGCATGAAAAAGAAGAACGGTAAACTAGTACCTAACTGTGTACCTAAAGAAGATGTAAACGAAGCATTCGAAGAGTTATTCACGGAGAAAAGTCCAGTAGAGATGATTAAGGGTAAGTTGGGTTTAAAGTTATACAAGACACAATATCAACATGCACTAAAAACATTAAAAGATTTAATCACACGAAAGAAGAAAGAGACTACAGGACCTAAGGGATCTATGCGACATGACATAGGTTACTATGCCGCACAGATTGCTAGAAGCTATCAGAATGTAGATGCTAAGTTACTTGCAGGAATGCTGAAAGAAGATGGCGGTGCTGGTGACAAAGGTACTGATAAAGTCACTAAGCGTTATAAGAAAGATACTCCTGGTGAGGCATATGACATAAACGAATCATTCGATGATGTGTTTAGCGAAGAAGTCACTCAGAAGCAGTTGCAAGATTTGGAGAGATTCGGTGATAGATTGCTTGCTAAGTTCAAGATTGATATTGAGTTTACTAAGCACTTTGCAGATCGAATGAATGATGCACGTAACAAGCCTTCTATCACAGTTGCAGAGTTACAGAAAGTGTTTAAGAAGATCGCTAAGAGAAAAGCGGCTGAGATACGTAAGAATCCAGATAGCGAAGCGGTATTGAAAGACATGCAAGCTGATCTGAATCTTCCTATCGTTATTAACTACGACAAGAACAAAGACGAATATGAGGTAGTGAATAAGACTATCATGCGTAAGAAGAACTTCGGTACGTCTGATAAAGTAATTGAAATATGAAGAAGTTTAAATCATATGTTGCGGAGCTTAAGGTAGATACTCCTAAGTCTGGCGACACTCTTGGACTTACAAGAGATAAGATGCCTCAGGTCAAGTCGAAAGACTATGATGATCTGATTAAGCATTTGAAAAAGAATGGAATTCGTGTGCAAAAACGAAAAGTGAAGGCTAGTACGTTAAGGGCTACTCAAAAAGACTTTAACAAAGATAAGATCGTTGGTGCTATCTCTAAGATTAAAACTCTTGGAACTGCAAAGCCTCTTATCGTTAGCTCCGATAATTACATCATCGATGGTCACCACAGATGGTTGGCCGCTAAGAATGTAGGCGGAACTATTGATGTGATGCAGGCGGATGTGAAAGTGAAGGAACTATTAAAGAACGTGTACAGTTTCCCTAAGACTTTTACGAAAAATATTAACGAAGGATAAAAAATGTTTTGGAGTAAGAAGAAGATGGCTAATAAAGAATTGTTGACAGAAGATATGCTTGCCGCAATGATCCCAACTAACGAAAAGGTTGGAATGTGGCATAAGGCGTGTGTAGAGATTTTCCCTAAGTATGAAATCAATACGCCAGAAAGAGTTGCTGGGTTTATTGCCCAGTGTGCCCATGAGAGTAATAACTTTAACTCTCTGGAAGAGAATTTAAACTATAGCGAAAGTGCATTGAACAGAGTGTTTGGTCGCTATTTTGGAACTGGTGGCAAAAAGCGTAACGCCGCAGAGTATGCACGTAACCCAACTAAGATTGCTAACTACGTATACATGGACGAGTTTCGTAAGTACAAGATGGGCAACGTCAATGCGGGCGATGGTTGGTTGTTTAGAGGTCGTGGACTTAAGCAGTTAACTGGTCGTGAAAACTATACTAAATTTGGTAAGACTGTAGGAATGACTGCTGAACAAGCCGCCGAATATGTTTCAACCGAAAAGGGTGCTATAGAAAGTGCTTGCTGGTTTTGGAAGACTGCTAAGTTAAATGCTATTGCCGACAAGGGCGATATCGTCAAGATGACTAAGAAAATCAACGGTGGAGATATCGGTCTAGCTGATAGAACTAAGCGATACAATGCCGCTATTGAAATTATGGGTGGTAAAGTGCCAGCTAAAAGTAAAAGTAAAAAGAAATCTATTGAGTACGTTACTGTCTCAGTAGGCTCAAACAACGACACTGTTAAAGCAGTTCAGTCTAAATTGGGTTTAACCGCAGACGGCATCTTTGGTCCTGGTACTAAAAGAGCAGTCAAGCAGTTTCAATCAAAAAATGGACTTACCGCAGACGGTGTTGCAGGACCAGCTACACTTAAAGCGATGCTGGGATAATTAAAGGACTAGTGAAATGATTAAAAAGTTTAGCGACTTTCGTACAGAAGAAAAAGATTCAGGCGAATACGACAATGAAGGTGGTATGGCCAAGACTCAACTGAGAGGTGTGCTTGCAGACGCAGAGCATATGATCGGTATGTTCGATGACGAAGATAATCTGCCAGAGTGGGTACAGAACAAGATTACCAAAGCCGCAGATTACCTAAACTCCGCTCATCGATACATGATGAACAAAGACGGAGAAGAGTAATGGCTTGGGTTACAGTTACTAATAATACTGAGTGGGAATACGATAACGCCGCAACTGCATCTGATACATATTCAGATACTCCTGGCACTATCGCTAGTGGTATTAGAACGTTTACTTTACCTGGCGGTAACGCTAGACAGACATACATCAAGTGCAGAAAAACTAGTAATCCACCTGCAACTGGTGAACTCGACAAAACATATTGGGACGCACAATGATGAAGAGTTTTAAAAGATATAATGAAGATACTGTTGATGCTGTATGCGAAGAATGCGACATCTATGCAGATTTAGTTTTAGAAGCATCTGAGTATCAAGGAAGAAAGGTTACGCTAAACGATCCATTTCGTCTACCTAGTGGCTCTAAGAGTAAGTTTGGCGTATACGCTAAAAACGAAAAAGGCAATGTCGTAAAAGTGACTTTCGGTGATCCAAACATGGAAATCAAGCGAGATGATCCTGGACGTAGAAAAAGTTTTAGAGCAAGACATGGATGTGATAATCCAGGTCCCAAATGGAAAGCTAAATATTGGTCATGTTACCAATGGCGTGCCAGCTCGAAAGTTGACAATTAATATAAATACAACATAATAGATTAAGGAGAGAACCATGTTTAAAAAATCAGAAAACATTCAACCATTGCCAGCAGGTATGGTTGACGCATTCACTGCAAAGTTGTCTGCACACGGATACAAAGTGCCCGAAGCAGAACCAGTTGCTGAAGCACCAGTTGAAGTAGAAGCACAGCCTGAAGAGGTATCAGAAGCAGTAGCATCACGTAGTGCAGATAAAACTAAGCCAGGTGACGGCGACACTAAAACGCCTAAAGTTGCTGATGTGACTCCAGAGATTGGCATGATCTCATCTAAGGACAAGGCTGCCAAATCTGTAGAAACTGCTGTAAAAGCCGCATCTAAATCTCAGCACGAAGAGACTGAAGGCTTTGAGATCATTCAAGACGGTGGTAAAGTAGAAGTCGTTTCTGAAGGAACTATCAAAGTAAACGATTTCACTGGTAAAGCACCTGCTGGTATCAAGATGAAGAAACTTGGATCTTCCAGTATGGGCGGAGACAACGTTGAAATGTCTGGACCAGATGATAAACTTATTGCATACGCAAAGAAGAGCCTTGGCTGTGATGCAAAGTGTAAAACACTTGCAGATGTACAGAAGAAGTTGAACGAAGCATACGAAAGCAAGAAAACTGAAGCTTGCCCAGAATGTGGTGAGCAACGACAAATGCTTAAAGCTTGTGCTGGCTGTGGATGTAGCGAAGCAGTTGAAGAAGCTGTGGATGCAGTAGATCCAAAAGCTGTTAAAAAGAAGTTTGATGATCGTAAAGACAAAGACATCGATAATGATGGTGATGAAGATTCCTCTGATGAGTACCTACACAAGCGTAGAAAAGCAATTTCTAAAGCTTTGGAGGACTAGAGATGAGCGAAGACTTAAATGAGAAATTTGATCCAGCTGATTTGGATCTAGTTGCTACAGATAAGGATAAAGCGGGCGCTAAGATGAACATCGTCATGCAGTTGCGTAAAGCGGCTGATGTGAAAGGTAATCTAGCAATCAAGTTTGCTGATGGTAAGTCAGCTAAACTACCTCCTAAGGTCATCGAACTTGCACTTAAGAAGTTCGCTTCATTCC